GTCCGAGTCCAAGCTATATTTATTGACCTACCCCAGGTCCGGTTTTACGCGTATTGCTCGTACCAATGCTTTAATCTATCATCAAAAGAGATATTCAATTTTCGAGTCATATGGTCGAGATCGTGTAGGCGCGATATTTCCTTAAGTTTCACGATTTGTTTTCCAAACTCTTTTCGCCCATGGAGAAAGTAGCTATCTGCAGCACCTACAAGGTTTGCAGCACTAACTTCCTCTGGGGAAACAGCTTGGGATCGTACGATAGAACAGAGAGATTTATGTATAGATAACTCATTGAGAGCACCAACATGTCCTCCAAACTCTGGATCTTTACGAAACGATCGTTTGAGATAGTCCACTTCTTTGAAGTTGATATATTTTGTGAACTTGGCAGTTTTCTCTGCCATTGTGATGGTCATATCATGCGCTGCGAGAAAATCGCGCAATGAAATCATGTTAAATTTGGAATACCATCTATTTGCAGAACTAAGTGCATCATCTCCAAAGGTGGATAGGGCAACACATTGTCTGAACGTCTTTTTGACATATGGGTATACATGAAAAAACCCCATTCGGTGAAGCAGAGAATTCACCAGACTGTTAACGTACACAGTCAAACCTTGGCCGGATGGATTTGAGCCAAGAAGCATTAGAAGATCACCGTTGTAGGCACACATGGGCCAAGCAATGTCGACAGCAAGGCCGATCATTATCTTAATCGCAGTACGATCATATCCAAGGATCTTTGCTATCCTGCGCAGCATTTTGAGTGCTGCCAAAGTGAGTTGCGCGGGCATACGCAAGTCATACTTTTTGTAATCAATTGCCAACATTCTATCCTCACCAAACCGGGAGACAAATGCACCTAATTCTTCCCATTCTTTGGAAACGGGATTAATACCAACAGCACACTCTGAAAGAAGTGGGTTCAACGAAAGGAACCTGGCTATTGGCAAATAGTACTTACGAATCAGCAATTGAAATGCCAATGGAGAGGCTTGAAAAACCCGAACTTTGTCTTTAGACGCAAGTGTCGGTTCATCTTTTAAAGCAGCCTTAAACAATGGGTAACACCGCCTACCAGATAGATATTCGGTTTCCATGTCTTCGGCTACTTTCCAAAACTTTTCATCAAGTACATCGTAATCCTGATATATGCCTGAAGGATCAACCCTACGTGTCAAAAAACGACGTTTGGGTCCCCCCAATGGAGCTCCCACAGATGTAGAAGCCTCCATTCTGTCAATAAAACGACAATTGGGAATACCATTAACAACTTGATCGCGTGTCAATGGTTTTACTTGAGTTTTCCAATACTCTAAGTTACTATTCAATTTTTCTTCAATTTCAACCATGTAATCGTCAACTGCACGTGCTACGTCAGAGCCATGAAAGCCGATACTCGGTTGTGTCGAGTCCTGTAGAGATGTTAGCCATGGAAGCCACGGTTTATCTCTTGTTGGACCTCTGAATTTGGG